TGTAATCCGTTGTGTTGTCTGTAATGGATAGGCCTCGTTTTAAAAACTCATTGAGCACCTTTTCTTGAGTCTCAATATCTACATCACGATTTCTGTCTGGATAAGAATCGATCGAGATAAAAATGCCTGGATCTATATTTAATTTTGCTTCACTTGAAATCATTTTATTTTATGGGGAAACGGCCCCGGGTCGATCGAGGCCGTAACAAAGAGGAGAAACGTCCAATCCTCGCCGGCTCCCCACATGACAAAGAGCCGACTAAGGATTATATGGATGATAGCCGGTGTTATTGAGAACCGCGCCACCGCCGGCTGGGCGCGAAGAAAATCAGAATGGGATTTCATCTGATGGTGGACTGTTACTGGGTCGCTCATACTCTTTAAAGTTTTTTATTTGAACTTCCTTTTCACCATCTGGTTTCTTGCGATGCTTGATCACCATATTGATTTTTTTCCCTTGGATGTCTCCCATGGCTTTGAAGAGTTCTTCTTCGTTTCCGATCGGATCCGTCCAAGGTAATGCCTTCAAGAACTTGTTTAGAAGCTCCCTGGCAATGCCGACCGCTTTCTCGTTTTGGTTGTCTAAGTTTAATCTTTCCCAATGTTTTCGATTCATCAGCAGATGCTCAACAATGATGAATTCGAGTTCGAGGTAATGACCATTGCCGGCCTTGGTTGCTTTCCAATTCCAACTATTCAAAACGGCTGGATATTCCCCTTCCGGGATGTCTCCATAAGCCGTATCGAAAGTTTCACCAGGGTCGTAGAATCCCATTCTTATTTCCCTTTCTTCTTAGCGTTATTGATGAATTCCTGGATAAGCTCCCAATCCATTTCCATCGGATCGGGCAGACCCAGGCGGTTTTTCGCTGCATGGTTTCCGTTATCTCTCGTATGGAGAATGCGCTCGGATCCATGCGCGATGATGCGCTGCTTGCCAAACGAAGCCGACTCCTTCGTCGTTCGAACTTCATAGTTGGCAAACAAACACATGTCTGACCATTGATAAAACTTTGCGGTCGTTTTCTTGTGCAGCTGTAAATCCCATTTCATGCGCTCTTCTTCACCAGGGTTACCGACTGTCACCTGGGCTGCATGGCTGATGAGGATCATATTCATTTTTTTCTTTGATCGAAGTTTCTCCAGCTTGTTGATGATCTGCTCCATGAAACCTAAAGCAGCAACGTAGCCTCGACCGAAATCGAGGGTCGCGATGTCATCGATCTTTTTGGTTTTGCATGTATGGGCATGAACGATTCGCTCAAGCCAATCCAGGGAATCAATGACCAGGGTTTTGTAGTCGTGATCCTCTTCGTAAAGCATCGCGAGGGTTTGAATAAACTTCTCGTAGCCTTCCGGTGGATTGACATTCATCAATGGAATGCTTGGAACCTCGATGCAGCTGAGGCCTCCTTCGATGTCGAGAAAAATGGGTTTCTCTGATTTGCTGGCAAGCGTAGATTTCCCAATCCCTCCAACTCCGTAGATGATTGCTCGATAGGTGTCGAAGTCTGGCTTGGTGATGACAATATCTTTTAGGCTCATATTTTCATTTCCTGCTGTCCGGTTAATTCTGCATCGACCTTCTTCTCCAGGTCTTTCGATAGTTTCAAAAGATCCGGAGATCTTTCCTTGAAGTAACGCTTTTGTATCTCGCGCATCCTTTTCACCAGGACACGGAATTGATCACCTTCTTTCATTTTTATTCTCCTTGTTTTTGCTTTCTAATTTTTGAAGTTCCTTCCTTGCATTAAATCCATGTTGCTCAGTTAAAAAAATTTTTATTAAATTAATCATCTCAGAATTGTCATGAACGGATTTTTTGACTGATTCATAAATTTCTAAATCCATTTCACGAAGATCTTGCCACCAATCAAATCGTGTCTTTAAGTGTTTTAAATCACTTTCCAGACTTTCAACTTTATATTTCATCAGTTCACTTTCTTGAGCAGCTGCTTCGTGTATTCATTTATGTCTTTCAACTCAGAATCGGAAATAGGATTTCCCTTTTCGGCCCTGTCGATCCATTCCGGAATGATGTCAATCATTCGATTCTGGGTTTCTAAGACCATGAGGATCGTTCTGGAAAACAAGTCGAGTTTATCAATCAGCATTGAATTGATTTTTGTTTGATCTCGTTGCTGGTCGTTGATCTCTGTCAGGATTTTGATCAAATCTTGGTTACGCATAGCTCACCTGGGAAAGAATTTCATTAAGGTCGGATTGATGATCTTCGTGGCATTGTTCAAAAAACCGACAATTTTTCTTCGAACAAAACACCGATCCGCGGTTTAGTGGGAACCAGTTGGCAGCGATCGCAAGTTCATGCTCCCGGTAGGCTTCGATCGCGAGGCCCAGGTCGTCAGCGGTCAAATGAACCGGGATCACTTGCCAGTAAGGTTTTTTGGTTTTGACGAGGACTCGGAGCTCCGCGGAAGGAATGTTTTTCAATCCCTTCTCACGCATGATCGCGAGGACGTAGGTGGACAGCTGCTGCTTGTAGCCGTGGGAAACCTGGCTGATCTTTCTTGAGGAAGTCTTTCCATCCAGGACTAAAACCTCTTGACCAGGTTCCTGGAAGGCCGGCTCCTTTCGTTCTGCAATCAGATCCGGGTAGCCGATTATTGGCATTGCAAGCCCGTGGACTTTTAGCGTGATCTTTTTTTGAATTTCCTTTGGAACGTAGTCGATCCTTTCTTCGAACTCGAGCATGACCTGGTGATCGATCATGTTGAGGATCATGTCCTCCAGGGCATCCCACTCTTCCTTCTCAAGCTCATGCTCTAAAAGGTTCTTCTCCTGGTTAAAATAATTAAGGATGACCTGGTCGTAATGCAGCTGGGGAAGATCTTTGTTCATCATGTTGTAATGAACGGCGTTAATCGCTGCATCGATCGCGGATCCAAAGATCAGAGAAGGTTTCGTCCTCTCATGCTGCTGGTCGATGTACTTATATTTGAACGCCTGACCGCAATCGACTCTTTTACTGAGGGCTGAATTTGAATAGTGCTTCATCGTGATAGACTTCCTATGTCTTCGATCAGTTTTTCAATGCTGGTCTTATCCGGACCATCATCTAATTTTTTAATCGTACCGCCGGATGCCAAATACTGTTTAACAGCATCATCAATGTCCTTCCTGGTCACCTTCGCATACCGGCGGTGTGCCGATTTCCTGGCGAGCTCCATGTGCTCGCGACGAGTTACATTCTCGCCAAATGTTTTATTCCAATCCCAGACTTCCCTGACCGGAATATCAAGCAATAGCGCAAAGTTTCTGACATGAAGTTTCGGAATCTTCCTGGCTCCGTTGATCCATGCCGAGACTGTTGACCTGGGCTGTCCCAGCTGTCTTGCAAACTCCCGGTGAGTGAATCCAAGTTCAAGGATTCTTCTCTGAAATCGCGTCACTCAGTTCCTTCCTGGAAAAGAGTAAAATATTTCTCTTTCTGATAATGGGAATTACTTTCCCATTTTTTACACGCCTTCGAAGCTGATCGACTGTAATGCCAAGGATCCTTGCAGCTTCTGGGCTCTCAATTAAATCTTGACTTCGCATGGTACTGCACATTACTGTTTAACTGTTTAACAGATCAAGTGTTGATCTGATGGACATGGTAAAGATATTCAATACTCAGTCAAGAAAAAAATGGATAGTGGAGAAATTTTAGATCGATTCCAGCGATCAACCGGCATCAAACGCGACGACCAGGTCGCGAAGGCTCTTGGGATCACGAAGCAATCGCTTAGTGGTTTCAAGCAACGGGGATCACTCCCCTTCGAGGCATTGATGGATTACTGCGAAAAGCAGGGCATTTGTGCCAATCACATCCTCTTCGGACAAGATCCCGGAGAGAAAATCAACGAACAGCTAAAAATCGAAAACGAGCGACTACGGGCGAAACTAGAAATAGTTCGCGAGCTTTTGGTGGAAGCTATTGGAAAGGATAAATAGAAAGGAAGTTATGACTCTAATTTTATATCGTGGACCTTCTCAGTTAACCCACGTTAAAAATCTTAACTGGACCGCGACCTCATCCGGGCGATGCGGTGTCCAGAATCTTTGTGGTCATGACATAAGAAAATTTGTCATGCGACTGCGCGGAAATCTTGCTTCAGGATCGGGAGGTCGAAATGAGTTGTGAAGGTAAAATATATAGAGCTCAATTTACAATAAATAGTATTGAAAAATACGAAAGTGTATTAGAAGAAGTTGATTCTCTAGCTCTTAACAATGGTTATCGAGTTTTAGAACGATTAACGTGTTGGAAATCCTCCCATCCATACATTCACGGGATTTTAAAAAATCCTAAATCTATAAAAAATCTTATTCAAATCACAATGCTAGTAATTGATGAAAGTTATTCATTAATTAATACATGTAATGTGTTTTGTAAGAAAGGAGTAATTTTAGAACCAGTTGGGAAGTATGAGATTATCAGAGCATCAAATGATGAAATTAAACTTAAAAAAATTGAAAGATCAATGAACATGATGGAAGAGGTAATTAATGGGTAGACCACGTAAACTCTGGTCTCTTGATCCAAGACCCGATCATGGGTGGATGGGCAGGGACCATGATAATAAAGATGCTCGAGGTCAGGCAGCGCGATTTATTATCGCAAAGCTTTCTGAAACCGAGGGCAAAACAGAAGACAAGTTGACAACCAAAGACATCCAATTGCTGTCAAGAAGATACCAGGAGAATCTGGTTATTTTCAGAGGCGAGAAGTTGGAAGAAAAACTGATCAAAAAGGAAGATTCAATCCAGTTCCTTTTCGATAAGTATCTTTGGGATTTTATCCAACCAAGAAGATCGAAAGGCACGTTTACTCAATACAAAGGATCCTTAACCTATTTTATTGAAGCAAACGGAAACTTCGCGATTGGAGCATATAACGATCTGATGGAGCTCGCCTTCGAGAATTATCTAAGAAAGAAAATGTATCGAGGGAAACCGCTTTTGGATACGACGATCAACAAGCACCAGGGCCATGTCAATGCAGCCTTCTCCTGGCTATACAAGAAAAAGTTAATTCCAAAGCCAATCATTTTAGAAGAGATCGAATGCACGAAGCAGCCGACCCATTCATGGGTCAAGGAGAAGCTGAAAGCCTTGGAAGACCTGGTCTTCGAAGTCAATGATCCGCATCACATTCGAATCTTCATGCTCGCAAGATACGCGCTGATGAGAAATTCCGAGATCTGGTCGATGCCATTGACGGCTCTCGATCCGAAGCTTGCCGGAATCAACATGAATCGTCAGATCATCCAAATCCGCGATGTCCTTCCCCTGGATTTCAGGGTCAAGAAAAGGCAGGGCCGAAATATCCGGATGGGCCGAAAGCTCTATGAGTTTTTAAACAAGGATGTCATGACCAGGTCTGAAAAAGAATCCTGGTATCTCGATGATGGAAAAGGAGGTCATTGGCGAACGAGCCCATCGGCTTTGAGTCGAACCTTCAAATGGTATCGAGATGAGCTCGGCCTCCAGGGAGATCCGCTTCACACATTAAGAAAGTCTGGAATTACCGAGGCTTTGGATAATGGAGGAGCACTTGAAAAAGTTGCTGCATGGGCCGGTCATTCCTCGACCCAGGTGACTCTGGAAAACTATACCGATTGGGAAAATATCGATATGGTTGAGACTGTTAATCTTCTATCGTAAAACCGCGTTAAAAACCGCGTTACCCCGGAATCCCTTCTTGCGCCTCACTTGCTAGACACTTAAAATCCCTCGAGGCAATACCTCATGCCGGTTCGAGTCCGGCCCCAGGCACCAGATTGCAACGCTTTGCAGGGATTCCGGCCCTCAAAATAGTAAAACCGCGAATAACCGCGAATAACCGCGCTCATTCCTGGATCCCTTCTTCGTAGTTTGCCTTCTTATTAACAATCCGCATCGTCAGATTTTTCTTCTCGTTTCTCCGATCGCTGGCATCATAACTTATATGCACCCAGCCGGAGTTGCCTCCTTCTGGCTTTCCATCCCAGCCGATCCGATCGGGCTGATAATTTTCAAGAATCAGCTGTTTGTATTCTAAATTGTCGCGGATCCAAACTGCGAGATCATAATTTGAAATCTTAGGATCCTTGACTTCGATGTCGGCAGCTGCGACGACGAGCTCGTCACCATTCTCTCCATCTCCCCATCCGCAACAATGATCTGAATTTGGTGAAGAATGAAGAAGCTCGTTGAGCTCTTTACATCTCCACGCCGAATTGATGATTATTGGGCCGAAGTGATCCCGGGCTGGCTGCAAGACTTGATGCACCAGGGCGGTCATGGCGACGATCGCAGACCTGGGAACCTCGGCTTGCTCGGCAGAGATCCCAGCGCGGATCGCGTGATTTGAATGGACGAGTTCGCGTAACGTAAAGTTCTTGGATACGTTCATCCGGAGGTCATGACCCTTTGACCAGATCCAAAAAGGATTTAAATTTATGAGAAGCATCAGCACCAACATTCTCATTAATTTGATCCAATATTTCCGTTGAAAACTGATCAACCGGATCAGCAATTTTTGCTTGGATGATTTCTTCAACATCTTTAGAAGAAGCTGAATTCTTATCAGAACTAACTAAATCCTGAATTACGCTAACAAGTGATAAAACTTGTTGAGCTGCTGCGAGTGCTGGGAACATTTCTTTCCTTTCTTCTGAGGTTTTCGGTTTAAAAAATTCATGAATCCAATCAAGCAGCCGGTCGAACATCTGCTTCCTTTTCTTCTACATTGTTTTCAGTTGTATCTTTGGAAGGTGTGTGAGCATCGTCAGGATCCAACCAAAATTTACTGATCGCTAGAACAATGGGTAGGAATGAGCCGAGCATCAGTAGAAGAACGTCCTTCGAACTGGAGGTCATCTCTTCTCTCATGGTCAGCATAGCACTAGCCAGATACCCAAATAGTCCCATTGCCAGGACAGTAATGATCAAGCGCGACCAGAACATCAGAAACTTTAATTTCATTGCTGGATCCGTAACCGGCTTCGGTGGATCCGATACTGTCTCAACAGTTGTTTTAGTTTCTTTAGCCACGATTGCCTCCAATTCTTCCACTAAGAATGAAATCTTTGAGAGTTTCTATTTCTCGTTCCATGTTCAGCATCTGCTGATTAATCGCAGCGATACTTTGCTTCATTTCAATAAGGTCTGTTTTGTCAAACGACTCTCGAATCAACTCTTCGAACTTCTCATTCATCCGAGTGCGTTCCTGGCTTGCCGTCTGTTCTTGTTTATAAAACCAGAAAAACATCAATATCAGCATCGCTCCGATCACGCCCTGGTCGAGAAAAATATTGACGATTCGATCGGTGACATCTCCAGTTTGTTGAGGAGGCTGCATCGCACGGAATGATTGAAACTGAGGATCCATTGGAACCTGGGCTTGAGCAAGCTGCTCTTGCATCGGATGTTTTGCGTGATGTCCGGTTGCAAAAACTAATGCAGAAAAAGATATGAATGTAATGATTAAAAATGCTTTCATTTAAGGCTTTGGAAATTTATCTTTCACGCTTTTTATCCGCTTTTTCCACCCATCCATATCGTGATAAATCTGGTCTAGTTGCTCTGGGATTGGGTCGTATGCTACTGCCCTTGACCTAGCGTAAGCCTGTTTTTCGTACTCGTCTTCTAACTCTTTTTTCTTTGCTAATACATCATCAAAAGTAAATGACAATGTTGATCCATCTGTAAGTTTTACACCTAACAAATCAGATTCACATTTACCTGAAATATGTATACCACTACCAGAGTGATTAATTTTATATAAACTTAATACTGCATCTTTATTTGTAATCATTTGTATTCAACCCAAGTAAAATGTGTTTCCGTAAGTGTATTATTTCCGTAAATTGCCCATTCCGATGAACTACTAGCTGTTGGATTTTTTAATTTGCAATTACAAGTAATTGTTGCAGTTGAACTTGTTGTCAATAATGGTCCACCAATTAGCTGTTGTAGAGATAATGCACTACCGCTTGTACCGTGGTCAAAATGCCCAATATTATTGACACTATCAAAAGTCGTTAAGTCAGTTATCCCTGATCCCGTAAATTCTAATTTAAAATTTTTCCTACCCTCTGAAACACCTGATGTGTTTACAAAACCATAAACCATTATAGTACCCGAAACTTTTGACCCTGAAAACAAGGGTGTATATGTAGGAGAAAAAAAAGTTGTGTCTGTTGCATCATCAATAAGAGTTTGATCTGATGCTAATGCTACTTGAGTTATATTTCTAACAGTCAAACCAGATGATGCCATTGAAGTATTTGAACCTAGCGTTAATGTAGGATTATTCTGGTTTATTGTTACCTGACCATCTGATGCTATTGTGATCGCACTATTAGCATTAGCTTGGTCACGAATGTTCGATACTTGAAGGTCTGAAGGCATGATTTTTATTCTGGTTTATTGGGCCATTTTAAATTATCTAAATCGCTAAAATCCATATCTCTTAATGCTTGCCTGTATGTTTGCCACGCAGTTTTTTGTTCAGCGGTAATAGGAAAGTCAGAAACCATATAAACGTCTGTTTCTGCAAGTTTTGCATTTCTTTCTGCCTTATATTCAACAACGATATCATCGTCATTTTCTCCATAAACAACAGGAAAACCATTATTCATTTTTAAATATTCAGGCATTTATAACTCCATATAATCTGATCGTTCCCCTTGAAGGATTACTTGAATTACTTGTATAAAATTTAAATCCTGTTAAAGCACCTTTATCAGGAGCATTTTGATTCCTAGTGTGCCCACCCGAAGCAACAAACCAATTTCTATAATTGCTAGTGTTATGAAACCCACCCGTCCAATTAATTGCGTGCCATCTCGTATCAGTAGGTTTAGTTACTGTCATTTCAACATTTATCCCAGAAGCATCAGCAACTCCACCAAAACCAATTGTATTAATTCTCATATTAGCTTCAGAATGACTGTATGCTATTCGGGTACTACCACCTGAATCAAAACCTTGTGAAACATAATCGTAACCAGTTGAAGTAGCTAAAGAGCTATTTATATAAAACTGGATTCTTAGATTTACACCATCTGCTAAAGAAATATCTTCTAAAATTATTTTATATGTTGAATAGGTAGTTGTAATAAGTGACGATGATCCTACATCTACTGATGAACTAGAGCCTCCAAACGTGACTGTTTGCAATAACTTCCAACCCCAATTTCCTACTACTGAAGAACCCAAAGTCCCTGCACTTAACGTATTCGTTATTGAAACATTTCCATCACTAGCAAGCACCAGATTATTACTGCCAGAACTAGCGTGTTTTAAATTGGTTAATTTCAGTTCAGAACTCATGTTTCCTTATTGAATATACTCATAAACAACTACAAACCCATCACTTCCATCACTTCCAGCTCGGGCATTGTTGTGTTTTCCCCCACCACCACCTCCACCAGCACTTCCACTTGACGAACCTACAGTAACAGTGGCCCCTCGTCCAGAACCACCCCAAAAAGAAGCTCCACCATTTCCACCTGAAATATTATTGTGAATATCATCACTACCATTTTGGCCCACTCCCCCTGTAAGATTTATATCTCCAGAAGAACCACTACCCCCTGAGCCTCCTAATCCATGAGCATTACCATCCTCACCTCCGTTTCCTCCACCTCCAGTGCAATGAGAACCAAAACTACTACTCCCACCAGCTTGCCCATCATCTTCTGATTGTCCCGCTCTACCAGATCCACCGTCTCCAACTGTGACTGTTTCAGTTGAACCTAGACCAGATGTAATAAATTTAATTGCGGTTCCACCAGCACCTCCACCGCCACCAGCGTCTGAGCTACCAGCACCACCGCCACCTCCACCACCTCCAGCACCAGTTACATAAACTAAAACTGCACTTACATTTGCTGGTTTAGTCCAAGTATGTGAACCAGAAGTAGTAAAGGTTTGAATTGAATTAAACCGATAACCATTGCCTGAAGCCATAGTTACAATTCCAGAGGAACTAATAGCTAAAGCATCAGGATCACTAGCAGATCCTATGTTCCCACCATCGGGGATTACGATATTGCTCATATAATTACCAGAGTCCCTTCCACAACTAAACTTCCATTTGCACCTACTGTTATCGGTCCAGCCATGACCGCATTTTCATCAGCACTTATGGTTACAGCAGAGTTAATCGTTGCAGGGTTTCTTAACAATCCTGATACAGTTGATGAGACATGACCTGTGACTCCAGAATCATCATGATTAACTGTAGTAAAATCACCTTGAGCAATAGAACCAGTTCCTTGTCTTTTCATGCGTTCTCCAATACTGAGACTATGACTTCTGCTTTGTTCGATACAGAACAAGCACCATGTATTTCTGATGTATCTGTAATAACAATTTTTCCATCAACAAGATCGAGGTTGCCTCCTACTGGAATTGAAGTGCTTTTACAAATATGAATTTTGTTATTACTTGAATCAACCATTGCAATATCGACTGTTACTGTAGCTGTATGCACGTTTGCTACATTTAATCCAATAACAACGTGGCCTTTGTCGGTTGTTACTGCACTAAGATCTGTACCAATTTGAGAAGATGTTCCATGATTCCCAATTGATGTTTCTGATAATGCTGATTTTCTAGTTACAAATTTTGCCATAGATCACCCCAGAGCGATTGCGAAGACGATTGAGTTTGCTTGTGAAGCTGTTGCTGATGTGGATGCGCTAGTTGCAGAACTAGCAGCTGCGGTGGCAGATGAAGCAGCAGCTGTTGCTGATGATGCTGCACTTGTTTGAGAACTTGCTGCTGCTGTTTGAGAGCTTGCAGCAGCGGTCGCAGATGTTGCAGCAGCCGTAGCTGATGTTGCTGCATTATTGGCCTGTGTTGTAGCTAAAGCCACTTGAGCAGCTGCATCGGCAGTTTGGGCATCCGGATCGTTTGTCGATAAGCCGATGTCTCCGTTTGCATCGAACTTGATCGCCTTCGAAGCCCTGGCTGTTTTTGTTCCGGTAAGTGTGCCGGCGGTTTCAGCAGTTGTGTTAAATGTTGCTGTATCAGAAAAAATGAATGCGCGATCCGAAGCATCCTTGAGTTGCTGGCTGATCATAATCGACTTGTCAAAATTCTGCTCGAGCGTATCGGCATCCAGCTGATCGTTCTGAGCGTAGTCGGTCGTTTGATCGAAGGTCGCCGAAGCTCGCTGCATGATCCTGGTGAATGTCAAAAGATCATTGGCGACAAACAAGGCTGCACCGGTTGCGGTGAATGTGAAGGTTCCGGTGTCACCGGAAGTCGGACTGATCGTGTAGTGTGTGTTTTCTGTGAGTGTGGTATCCGTTGAGGAAGCTGATGCGGTTTTGATGCACTTGACCTCAGAGGTTGCCAGATACTTAAAAGTCACCGGGAAGGTAACGCTCGTCGGATCCGAAGCCAGCGAAGTGACGTTGCTGGATGTGATGGTGTATTGAACTCTAGGAGTCGTTGCCGATACTGTCATTTAATTCCCATCTGGTAAAGCGGTGAGATCTTACGAAGCGGTGAGGTTGATGGTCTCATCATTGGAGAATAGGTTTGGTTGTATTCTCGCTTCATCCTTCGCTCCCTTCTTCGAAGCACACCTGGGCTGAGAAAGTTCTCGATGTTGTAAATAAACATGTAATCGAGCATTGTCCTGGTGTACCAAAGGTTTGCATACGGGGCCATGCGGATCGCGTTGTTGAATGCTTTGGCAGCTGCATCATCTCCTTTGGCTAGTGCGGTCAACCAGGATGCCCAATCTTGTATGAGATCTCCGGTCGGGCCTCCGACAACGTCCATGACACCCTTACCGTATCCCTGGAAGTCATTGAAGACAAAATCTCCGAGGATCCCACCGGCTCCGGAAAAGATGAAAGAAGCAGCCCAGGTCCGTGGATCGTCCAGGGGTTTCGGGTCTTTCCCTTTGATCAAATCCTTTGCTGACATCGACACATACCCGATCATTGTCATGGCTGCAAGGTTTCCCATCGTATAAGTAAAACCTTGTTGACCATAACGCGGTCCAAGCTTACGGAGGTAAACGATTGGGAAGGATCGAAACTGCACCAGGGCTTCAAAAAAACTTCTGGAAAACGTGCCTCGCTGGGTTCCTTGGAGCATGAATGCTCGATCAGCTGCACCTGGTTCCGGGATCGCGGTTCGGCCTTCCTGAACAAAAAAGTTTCTAAGCTTCATACTAAGATCGAACATCGCTCGCTGATCGCCAAGCTCCATCTCCGGAGATCGCGCTGCATTTTCCAAAATGTCCGGAGTGAAATACTGCTTTCTGTTTAGGTCAAGCTCTTGTGTGGGTGTGGTATCGTCTAGGAGGTTCCCGTTTTCGTCGAGCGTTTTCACGCCCAGGTCACGCATGATCTCCCAATCACTTGCCTGGATGTTGTATTGATTGAGGACTCTGCGAAGATTGGGATTTAATTCATCAAAAGATTTTGTCAGGTTCCTGGCAATGTTTCCGGACATGACGAACTGAGCAGCTGCCCGGGAGTTATACGTCCAGCCGGCAAGCAGATTGAGCTTGAAGAACGTATCTTCCATCCTGGCAATGAAACCAGCTTTCGGACTGTCCAGAGCATACCGAGAATGAAATCCACCAAGCAGCAGATCGTTAAACTCTGCCAGCTGATACAAGACTTCCGTGCGCTCATCCGGTGATAACTTTTTTGCAAAATTTCTAAAATGCTCGTCGATCCCCTGCAAGTAATCCACGCCGTGATAACGATAGGTTTGAACCGCTGTTGACATATCAGAGAAGCTTGGAAACACGGATCCACCGAGCTTTGACATATTTTGCAATGCCAGGTATCCATGCGTGATCGTCGCCAGGGCTGGTCCGTATCCGGCTGGGTTGGCAAGATGATAGGATTCTCCGGTAACCCACTTCCAATGATTCTCGACCTGGGCTCGGTTGAAGCTTCGCTGCTTACCGTCTGGAGGATTGCGAGCAAAGGTTTCGAGCTTGTCCCAAAGCTGTTGTTGCTGAAACTCAGGATTGGTTCCGAACTCCTGGAGCATGATGACATCGTCAGCCAGGTTCTTAAGCTCGGCAAACATCGAATACTTTAGATCACCACCACCATATTTTTTGAAGTTCGCGAGCCATTTGTCGTCAGATCCGTAATGGATCTTTCGATGCTGCGACATTCTTTTTGCCAGGTTGCCAGAAACCTTGACCTCCGGAGCTTCGTCGATCGTCGTTCGTTTTCCGCTGACGATGTTATCCCAGGCCGTGCTCAAGAACTGTTTCTTTTGAGCATCATCCATCATGCCGAATGTTCTCTGCTCCCCAGCGGTTCCTTGCCCGATGAACTCCAGCTGATCAGCAATCCATTGTTCTTTGCCGGCTCGGTAGATCTTGACCGGATCGTGGTATTGGGTGATGACATGATTCGGTAACCAGCCGATCATCGCACCTTCGCGGTTTGCCAGGTCAACCCATTTCTTTTTCAGCATCACCCTGGCTTTTGCGAACGTGTAGGCTCGATCGTTCTTGGTGTAGCGTGTCGGAGTCTCCAGGTCGAAGCCCTCACCATTCGGGCCGAACTGCTCTTTGACGACATCAATGAGGTTTTGCTCATCATCCATCCATTTGAAGAGCTCCTTCTCCGTCATGTTATGCTCGCGCAG